ATGAGCAATAACGCGACAATCGAACAGTGGGAGATCTTTCAAGTCGGGACGCGTAAGTCGGACGTGACGGTGTCCGAGCGCATTCGGGTACTCCAGCAGTTCGAGACCGACACCGGCGTCGACCCCACTCACGCCCTACCGATCGACATCGTTCGCTGGTACCGATCGCACCGGGACATCTGGGGACCGTCCACCCTGTACACCTACCACTCGTACCTCAAGACGTGGTTCAAATGGCTACAGCTACAAGACATTCGGCTCGATGACCCCATGCTCAAGGTCGGCACCGTCAAGCAACCGAAGCGCAAGCCCCGACCCGTTGCCGACGAACACCTGATCACCTTGCTCAACGTCAACATGATGCACCGGACGCGCGTGATGATCCTGCTGGCAGCTCTGTCCGGTATGCGGTGCATCGAGATCGCCAAGTTCCGCGGTGACCACATCGACCTACCTCGTGGCCGGATACTCGTCCTCGGCAAGGGCGGCGATGAAGAGTGGGTACCGATTCACCCGGTGCTCGCGACGACAGCCGAGACGATGCCGGCACGTGGCTACTGGTTCGTCAGCAACTCGACACGGCCGGGGCAACACGTGCGAGCCAAGAGCGTGTCTCAGATCGTCGGAGACGCATTCCGACGCGCGAACGTGCCAGGGTCCGCACACCCGTTGCGAGCCTGGTATGCGACGACGCTGCTGGCTGACGGTGCCGATGTTCGAACGGTGCAAGAGTTGATGCGCCAAAGCTCACTCGCGAACACACAGAAGTACCTGCTGGCATCGGAGGAGAACAAGCGGGCCGCAATCAACAAGCTCGACCTGTACCGTGCCGTAGCCTGACCGCCGAACGAAGGAGATCCTGTGAGCGAGAAGCGCACGAAGACACCGGACGAGATTCACCGCGACATTGCCGCTGCCATGCAAGCCTTCGGTGATAGCGCTCGACGGTTCGGCGAGGCTTGGGCGTCGGGAGTACGTGCCGTGGGCGAATCGAGAAAGCAACCTCCCGCCTGATATGTCCGATGTGCTATGAATCACGGCATGACGGTGTTCCAGGAAATGGCGTGGATTCAGTTGCTGATACTGCTCACTTTGTGGGGCTTCGCGATCGACGTGCTGCTGCGTCGGAGGCGGTCCCGCAAGCCGACAGCGCCGAATCCGAACGCGCACCGAGCGACCACAGTCCTGCTGTGCATCTGCGCCGGCGTGGTCGTGTTCGTCGTGGTGATCATGTTCCTCTCGCAGGTCACAGGGTAGGTCAGACCCGGGCGGGCGCTCTGGTGTTGCCCGTCGCTGCGAGCGCGTTGACGACGCACACAAAGTCATCGGTGCCGGCGTTCATCAGTGACTCCACGAATGCGAACCGGCCTGTCAGCGAAGCGAATCGAGCATCGTTGTGATACCGCCGCTCACCGTTCGGCAGTAGGAACGTGCCTCGGTCACCGGAGATCCACGCTTCGAGGTCGTACATCGTTTTCGCATCCCGCAGCAACGGCGTTGCGTAGTTGCCGTTGTCGATTACCACCTGCCCGGTGCCGGCCACCCACACGGTGATCGCCCACGACTGCCACGTCGTGTAGAAGTGCACCGACATGTTCATGTTCGGCACGTTCGCCGGAGTCATCTTCTTATCCGTGATCGCCACGCACGCCGTGCCGCCGGCGGTGCCGCCGTTCGGGGCGAACACGAACCGGCCGGCGACGTGGGTGACGTTCGCGCCCATGTCCTCGGTGCACCAGTAGACAGCTCCACCGGGAGCGAGAGCGAGAAACGAACCGTTGGCGAAGTACGGGGCGGCACCGTACCCGGCAGCCCAGTGCACCGACTGACCGCTCGTCGCCACGGCAGGCGCGGCAGAACCAGGCGACGACAGACCTACGAAGTCGTGGAATATCTCGGGCACACCGGCGAACGTGAACCGCGCTCGATCCTCATCGGTGATCCCATCACCACCTCCACCGCCCGACCCGATCTCGGACAGGTCGAGCCAACGCTGGACACCGTCGCCGATCTTGAGTACTTCCGTGTCGATGTCGTAGCCAGGCTCACCGAGCGCGAGGATCGGGTTCGATGCCGTCCACGCGGTTGTCGTGCCTCGTCGTACCTGTATCGCACGCATCAGGGTGTACCTCCGTTGAGTGAACCGCTCGACGCGGGATAGGGGAAACCGCCGTCGACCGAATGCGACGCGGCAGAAAGAATCTGCGGCACAGGCGTATTGGGCAGCCAGTACACCTGCGAACCGGTCACATCGAACCGCAGCTTGACAGTCCACGAGCCCGGTTTGATGTTGTGTGAGATCCGGCGTATCCGTCGCACGTACGCGACACCGAGCCGGCGCACCACGATCGCGTCGAGCACGTTCAGTTTCGACACGAGGGCACGCTGCTCGGCGGTGACGATCGGCAGGGTGATCGCACGAGGGCCGGTCTGTTCGCCGCTGTACTGGTCGAGGATCGCCGTCGCCCACGCTGCGAAGTTCGTGCCGTAGTTGCCTGCTGCGATGTCCACCCACGCACCCGACCCACGCACGACGGGGAAAGTGCGGGACGACAGCCCCAGCGCCTCGATCGAGGCGTCACGCCGGTACTCGGCGGTCTGAGTGCGGCCGGCGATGAAGTCCAGTTTGGCCGGCGGGTCGTCCGAGCCGACATACCGGTCGGTGAAGTCCTCCGAGTCGAGCAGGTTCTCGGTCACCCGCACGGCGTTCACGAGATCCTTTGTGTCGGAACCGAACTCGGCATCGATCGAGTACGACATGTCGGCCTCGCCAGGTTCGTCCGACACATCCAGCGCGACCGTCGCCGGCAATGCGGACAGAACCTCGAGGCGGTCCTCTCGGGTGATCCGCACGTAACCTTTGCGGGCGTTGCGGGCCATCACGAGCGACGTTAGGTAGGTCAGCTTCTCGTCGGCGTACGACGGGTAGGCACCACCCCACGAGGGCAGCGGTCGGGGCGGGCCGGACACGTCGACGCCGTCGATCGACACCGGGACACCGAGCCGGTTCAGTGCCGGCGCGTACTTCGCGAACGTGTCGAACGCGGCAGGGCAAGGCTCGCCTAGTCGGCCGTGACTGTCGTGCACGCCGATCTCCACCTGTGGCACTCGGCCGATGCCGGGGACGATGCGCCTTGACCGGACGCGGCCGGACGCGATGACTGTCAGACCGACGCCATCGGGGTGTAGGGCGATGATCCGAACACGTTTGCCGGCAGTAACTTTCGGGTCGACGGTAGCCGACGCGAACTTGATCGTCTGCACTCCGAGATCGGCCTCGATCTTCTCCGTTTTCACCTCCACCACATCGTCGGTGATCGTCTCGTAGGTGTAGCGATAGATCCGGTTCTGCTCCTGCGTACGCGTGTGCCACGTCGCCGCCGGCGCACCAGGATTGACTACCGGGGGTAGGACCGTGAGGGTGAGCGGGTTCGCATTGCTGAAGGTGAAGTAGTTCCACGTCATGCCGATGTAGAGAACGCCGGCCTTTTTCGCTGCGTACTGCACGGCGATGGGCTTGCCGGTGGTGTTCGCTCGCAGCCAGATCACCAGGTGCACCTCACTGACGCCGGCAGGGACGACAGCCGGCGACACCGTGGGCAACGTGTGGGTGGTCTGCTGATACCCGACCGATGGCTGAAAGTTGCCGACGTACTCCAGCAGGGGTATCGCGACGGGGTCTGTGGTGCCGTACTCGTCCTCGGTGCGGCTGATGCCGAACAGGGTGCACACCACCGAGACGCCCGTCTGGTTGTCGTTCTCGTCCAGCGCCCACGATGTACCGCTGCGACGGATGCCGAACCGGCCGGCGAAGTTCACTCGATCACCGGGCACGACCGGTGTGGGCATGCGGGTCTGAACGATCACCGGACCCAGGCTTGTCTCCGATTCGGCGCTGACGACGCTCGACGTGGTTCCGCTGATGTCCTTCACGACGCGGCTCGAGCCGGTTCCGGAATACTCGACGTTCAGATTCAGCGACGTTGCCACCGAAGCGCCGGTGAGCGGCTTGTCGCGCCGGTCGGTCGCGAACATGCCCTTGCCGGCGAATGGTGTTGTGACGTTGCGGATCTCGGCGTCCTCACGCTTGGCGAGCAGGTCAAGCAGAGCGATGCCGCCAGCAGGGTAGACGTTCGGTGTGATGCCGTCCTGCACCCACACCTGCTCGCGTGCCGTCTCGACCTGCACGGCCACCATCGTGGCGTCGGTGAACTTAGACATTGATCGTTGTCGATCCACCGGCAGCGGACACGTACGCCCCGACCGCGTCCACGATCTCGCGGCCGATGATCACAGGGTCGGCCATGAGGCCGGCCTCGACCGTCACGTGCACGACCTGCTGCACGCCGATGCCACCGGACAGTCCGATGTTCGGCACCAGCTCCTCGTCGAACGTCTTCGTCACGGCCTTCGCCAGAGCCGACGCCTCGGTGATCAGCTCACTCCGATTGCTACCCAGCCCCTCGATGAAGCCCTTCACCATCGCCTGACCGTGCGGGATGAGCATGATCCGGTCGGCGGCAATTCCCTTGCGGCCTTTGTAGACACCCTTGTTGGCGGCAGCGGTTGCACCCAGCGCGGCGGCGGCGGCAGCGACGGCACCGGTCTGCGATGCGAGGCCGGCCGCGAAGCTGGCGCCCGCAGCGGCACCCTGGCCGGACAGGTTCACCGAGACACCCTCGGCGGCGGCTGCCATCGACGCGGCAGCAGCGGCGACTGCGCCAGCGGAGCCGGCGAGACCGGACGCAAACGACTGGCCGGCTGCGGCACCCTGGCCGGACAGGTTCACCTTCGCGCCGGCGGTGTCGATCTGCACGCTCACCGGCACCGGTGCCGGCGGGGGAATGTTGATCACGGGCAGCGTCACGTTGAACGTGATCGGTACCGGTGGTGGTGGTGTCAGCACCAGCTCGGGTTGTGTGACGTCGAACGTGATCGGCACGGGGGCCGGCGGGGGCACGGTGATCGCTTCGCCTTCGACCACCTCGACGTCGACCTGCACCGGGGGAGGTGGAGTGACCTCGGGAGCGGGGATCGGCTCGGACGGAGCGACCTCGGGGGCCGGCACGACCGGCGCAGGGATGACTGGGGGCGTGATGTTCTCCAGCGCGCCACCGATGGCCGATGTGTCGGGAGGGGTCACCACAGGGGCCGGCAGCACAGCGGGCGGCATAGCAGCGAACGGGTCGTTCACCGCTCCCGCATCGGGTGGGGTCACCACCGGGGCCGGCAAGACTGCCGGCGGCAGCATCGCGAATGGATCGTTGATTGCTGATGTGTCCGGTGGAGTGACCTCGGGAGCCGGGATCACAGGCGGGTCGGTGTCCGGGAACATGGCGTCGAACAGTCCACTGGTGCTGAAGTTCGAGAGGCTGTCGAGCATCGAGCTCTTCATCCAGTCAGCAGCTTTCGCGCCCCACTCGATGGGGCCGCCGCCGGCGTCCTCCTGGTTGGACTGACGGAACGCCTCGTCCATGCGCTGGTACTCCGAGACCACCTTGTCAGCAACACCCGTCAGGTCCGCGACGAACTGGGTCATACCCTCGATGTTCGTGGCGAGATTCTGAGTGTCGATGTTCGCCATGAAGTCACCGAACGCGTTGCCGGCATCTGCCAGTCCTGCTGTGACACCGGACCAGTCGGTGTTGCCCAGGTTCTCGAACAGCTGGCCGATGCCGTCCGTGAACCCGTCGAGGTTGCCTTCATCGAGCCAGCCCATGATGCCGTTGAAGGCTTCGCCGGCACCGACCAGTGCATCGCCGGCACCGTCGATGATGCCGGGCAGTGCGCCGAATACTCGTTGTGCGCCTTCGACTATCGCGGGATCTCCGAGCTTGCCGGCGAAGTCACCGAACGCTCGCACGTACTCGGGTATGTTGCCGATCAGGTTCTTGATGTGGGGCTCAGCGCCGGCGAACATCTTCTCGAGGGCGGGGCCGACCTCGTTCGCGATCGCCGGCATGGAGCCGGACAGCTCACCGACCAGTCGGGCCGCGCCGGCGGTCACCACATCGAGGCTTGGCCGGATCGAGTGGAACGCGGCACCGACCGACGTGGCGAGGTCGATCAGTGGCTGCTCGACCGGCTGTGCGATCTCCTTCATGGTGGACACAACGTCGTCGGCCATGAACGAAAAGTGCTCCTGTACCTTCTCCGATGCTGCGGCTGCGGCAATAGGGAGGGCTGCGGCACCGAGACCGAACGCGACGGACATGCCGCCGGCGGCGGCGGTCACTGCACCGAGCGCGGCGGCGGTGCCGAGGATGCCGGCACCGGCCGCGCCGGACGCGAGCGGTGCGACGGCAAGCGCGAGGGCTCCGAGCAGTGGCAGCGAGGAGCCGGCCGATGCACCCATTCGTGCGATGCCCGATGCGGCGTTACCGCCGGTGCTGGTGCCGAGTCGGATCGAGTCGTCGTTGAGGGCGAGCATCGCCACACGGAATGCTGCGAGTTCGGCTGCGGCACCGGCGGTGTCGACGTCGAGGTTGATCGTCATCGATCGAGGGACGGCCGCGATGAATGCTGCGAGTTCGCCGGCGGCACCGGCGGTGTCGAGATCGAGATTGATCCGCGCGTTGGCGTTGCCGAGCGTCGATGCGGCAAGGGCAGCGCGGAACCCTGCGAGATCGGAGTCGATGCCCACATTGACGGATCGGTCACGGAGGCCGGCCAGCTCGGCCTTGAGAATGTTCAGCTCGGTCCGGTCGACATCGACCGTCACCTTCACACGAGTGTTGCGGAGGGCGTCCATCTTCGCCCGCAACGCTGCGAGTTTCGCGTCGTTGACCGCCACGTCCACTGTCACGTCACCGTCGCGTAGGGCTGCGAGCTTCGCCTTCAGGACGTTGAGTGCGCCGTCGTCCACGTCTACCGTGACAGTGGCTTTCGAGTCACGCAGCGAGGCAATCGCGGACTTCGTACGTTCGATCGCCTGAAGCAGATCCCGCTCGTGACCGTTGATGTAGATATCGACGGAATTACTCACCGCTCAAGTCCTCCCGTAGTTCGGCGGGAAGCGGCAAGGCCTCGATCCCGTTGTCTGCCAATTGGCCTCGCAGCCGGGCGATGTAGTAGCGGCCCGCGATCTTCCATTCGTCGAGTCGTGCGACCTGACTGTTCAGACTCTTGTTCGACTTCACCAGTGCCACAACGTTTTCGGTCTGGATTCGACTGGTTACCGAGACGACGGTGGCGACTGCCGTAGCGAGAGCGCCGATCGCGGCTACGACGATGGAGACGACGTCCATTACTTCACTCCGAGAGCCGCCCAGAGGCGCATAGTTCCGACGTTGGCTGCGAAGCAACAGGCGAAGGCGATGACGCCGACGATGATCGGTGTGGGTGGGACGCTGCGCAGTGGTGCGATGATGAGGCAGAGTCCCCAGAACGACCACGCGAACACCACGAGTCCGTGGGCCACGAGGATCTGTCGTTGCCGCCACGCGCACACCACGAGTACGGTGCCGCTGAGGCAGAACAGGAACGGCCAGACGGGGAACACCGATTCGATGAGGACCACGAGGGTTTCCTGGCCGGCGGGCAGTGGCCGGCGCACGAGGTTCTCAGGGCCGGCGTAGAGGAATCCGACTGCGATCGCGCCGAAGCCGAGCAGCGTCGACAACAGTCGAGCTGCTGCGAGCACGGCGCGTTCGTTCATCAGCGGCCGATCTTTCGTGCACCGAACGCGAGCACCGCCATGATGCCGGCGACGACTGCGCCGCTGCCGAGTCCTTTCCAGTCGGTGAGGTCGAACAGCTCGAACTCGTCGCCGCCGATGGTCTCGGCTGCGTACGCGAGCACTGCCGAGAGTGGTAGCGCAATACCCGCCTGGATGGCTGTGCGTGCCGCTGCGGTCTTCGCGGGCACCGTGGCGGTAGGTGGAGGGATACGCACCTCATCGAGCGGCACGTTGTGATTGAGGGCCCGCGCGATGATCGGTGTCAGTTGCTCGAACCGGGCGTCGATCTCTGGACCCATCACGCGCATGATCTCTCGGCGTACCTGATCGAGGGGGCCTTGTGGTGCGGTCATGATTTCTCTTCCATGAGCTGTGCCTCGGTGGGCAGTTCGGTGCGGAGCAGGTAGGTCGCCGCTGCGGTGGTGCCGGCTACGACACCGATCACCACCGCAGTGGCGAAGGTGTGAAGCGCCCTCACAGTCCGAGAGCCTTGAGAGTGGCCGGCCCCGCGATGCCGTCCACGAGTAGACCGGCGCGTCGCTGGAACTCACGCACGACGTGCTCTGTCGCCGGCCCGAAGTCGCCGTCGGCTGCGAGGCGGGAGTACCGGGGGTAGTCCCGGTTAAGCCGTTCCTGTAGCCGGCGCACGGCATCGCCAGAGGTGCCACGCATTAGCAGTCCACCGAACGGGTTGAGTGCCGGCGGGACCACGACCGGATCGAGCGTCGGTGCGGTCGCGCCATACAGCCCGAACAGGCCGGCGCGCAGCTCGTTCGCGAAGTCGACGTACGCCTGCATCGGCCTGCCCTTGGCAACCTGATAGTGCATCTCGTCCACCGGGTTGCCGCCCCAGCAGTCTCGACCCCAGTCGATCAATCCGCGGAACCCGACCTGGAGCTGCTTCACCCTGCCCACGCGCTCGGCCGGCATCGTCTTCTTTCGGAACGGGTACTTGTTCCAGTTCAGATCAATTCCGGTGCCGGACTTGTGATTCGAGGTGTACACCGAGTTGGTCTCGGTGTAGCCGCCTTCATCGGATGCGCCACCGGTCAGCGGCTCGATGTCGCGGTTGTACATCGCCGCGAAGCTGATGAGCACGAATCCGCAGTCGTGCGGGTGCAGGGGCAGAACGATATTCGTTCCGGTGATGCCACGTCGTACGACCTTGCTCGGGGGGATCGACTCCCATCCGTTCTCGGTGGTGACCATCATTTCCTCTTCTTCTTCGCTCGCTTGTTGGCGATCTCGATGAAAGCGTTGCGTTCGAGCAACGTCAGGCGGTAATAGACCTTGTCGGATTGGCCGGTCAGCATGCAGAACTCGGCCAACCGGCGGGCCTCGAACTTGGCTAGTTCGTGAGCTCGTCTTTTGGGTCGGTGTCCTCGTCCTCGACGCCGGCCGCGATACGTGCGTGGTGGTAGCTGGTGTTGTCGAGGTAGTCGTTCCACCCGTCGACTTCGTTCTTGCCCCAACCCTTGATCGCCTCGGGATGCAGACCGGAGACATAGGCGACGGCGAAGATCAGCTGAATGTTCTCGCTCGCAGCGATTTCCGCGCCGGTGAGCGACTGCACGCGCTTGAGGGCACGGCCGCTGAGCGACTGGAGCTTGTTCTGAAACGGGGTGGTGGGTGTGGCGCTCATAGTCCTGCGTCTCTCTTTCGTTGGATGACTTCGCGTTTGACTCGGAGTACTGCGAAGGGGGTGACTCGTTCGAGGGTGATGAACATGAAGGGGTAGGGCGCTTGCGGATCCCAGCGCGTGCCGGCATGGTTCATGGCGACGTAGATGCCGCCACCGTGCGACTTCCGGCTAGCGCCACCGGCTTTCGCGTAGGCCCGCATGTTCGAGCCCTTGGCGCGGATCGACTTCTTAGTGCGACCGGAGTAGACCGGGGCGATGGTGTTCGCAATCAGGAACGTTCTCGCCGCGATCTGGTCGAACGCCGGCTTGAGCTGTCGAACCGTCTTGTAGAAGACCGTCAGCTTGTCGAGCAGAGGTTTCTTACCCTCGATCGACAGCTCGATCTTCATCGTGGCCATCGGCTATGCGGTGACGCGCTCGGGTACGCCGGTGCACTCCCACTCGACCTCGAACTCGAACTCTTCGTCGGCGTCGCCACCGAATCCGGGCTTGGAGGCGATGGTCGCGATACCGGCGAAGTGTGGCTTCTCGGCTGTGGGCACTTCGTTGCCGTACGGTCGAGCGACGAACTCGACCTCTTCGCCGGCGTGTTCCCACACGAACGTCCAGAACGAGCTGGTCTGGAAGTCCTGGAATCCGACGCCGCGCAGGAACCATGCCTTGGTGTCGCCGTCCTTCATTCGGGCGAACGTCTTGTACGCGATGTCCTCGCCGTCGTCGGGCTCGACGCGGAAGCCCTTGAGGTCGGTGTTGTATTCGGTGCCCTCGATCAGGATCGAGAGATCCTTACCCTTGGTGCCTTTGAACGGAGCCATTGTGGTCACTCTTCTTTCATGTCGATAGCGATCGACGCTGCGATTTCAGCGCCGAGATATTGCGGCTTGCCCTCTTCGGGATCGGTCACCTTCGGGGTCTCGACCTCGATACCAATCATGAAGGGCCGGAGGGCGATCACCGTACGAGCAACCATGTCGTTGAGGGCATTTCGGGTTGCCGATGCGCTGCCTCGGCCGGCGACGATCTGGACCAGCCAGTGCGTCATGAACGGCTTGCCGTGGGTGACACCGTTGACTCCCGTCTCGACGGCCGGCAGGGCGGGGCAAACCACGACTACGGGAGGTGCCGGGTCTTTGACCTCCCACCCGACGACGTTCGGGAGGCCGGCCTCTTTGAGGGTGTCCATGATCGTGTCCGTCGTCTGAGTGAGGTCCATCAGAACGCCGGCACGTATCTGCGGACCTGACGGATGATCACGTGCATCGGGTCACGTGAGGATCGAGTCTGTCGCGAGTTTCCGAACTGGTCGATGCTGGTGCTCGGACCGTTCGAGGCGTCGAACATCTCGGCGGCCACGAGCAGATACCAACGCTTGCGGGTGGCCGGCGGGATGGGCTTGACGGGCTTCGCGCAGAAGTCGTCGATCCGCTCGATGGCGATGTCGAGATCGTCTTTCAGCTTCGCATCGTCGGACGCCTCGGCTTTGACGAAGTTGCGGAACTCTTCGACGGTGGGGTACACCACCGTCGAAGAGTCCTGCTCGGGCGCGGTCATGGACTACGGCTCCACCGGGAAGGTGATGGCGGTCATGCCCTTCGGCTGCTCGGAGTAGATGCCCTGGTAGCCATACACCGAGAAGTCCTTGGTCAGGTTAATGATGTTCTCGTCCTGGAGCGAGAACGGCGCGCCGGCGCTTTCCATGGACGTGATGGCTTCACGCGAGGTGACGCGGAATGTGCCGGCCGGCAGACGATCTCCGACGACACCGGGGAGGCCGGCCATCGTGAAGCCGATCTCGACGTCGTCGGTCTGACTGACGTTGGCGCTGCCCCAGGTGTTCTGACCGTCGCCGTTGACGTTGAAGATCGGTCGGCCGGTCGCGTCTTCGAGCAGTGCGATGTCCTTGTACACGTCGAAGCTGCACACGATGAGGTCGGCGCGCAGTCCCTTCGCGTTCTGGATGATCGAGTGTTTGGCGTCCAGGACGACGGCGATCCACTCGGCGGCGGTGGCCGGCTTCGCCTGCACGACGATGTTGTTGATGCCCTCAGCGCCGCCCTTGGGCAGTGCGAGCATGAACGCTTGCACGTAGTTCTCGTACGCCTCGGCGTACTGGATGCCCATCCACCGCAGGCCGGTGTCGAGGATCGGCACCTTGGCTCGCTCGATCGCCTGCCGGCTGAAGCTGGTGTAGCCGCCGACCGTACGGACGACGCCGCTTCCGGTGCCGAGCTTGATCTCGAGGTAGCCGAGATCGTCACCCTCGACGGCCTGGACGCCGATCGCGCCGCTCTCGGAGATCACCTTGGCGTACTCGAAACTGGTGCCGTCCGGTGGCAGCGATTCACGGGAGAACATCGTGGAGATCGGCCGGCTGCGGTTGGTGAGTCGCAGCTGCTTCTCCAGCCATGCTGGTCGCTCGACGCCGTCAGCCATGACCTGGCCCTCGTAGGCGCGGGTCTCGATGCGCAGCGACTCCAGCTCGTCGTTGACGGTGCGGATCTCGGTGACGGCGTCCATGTCGCCGGCGAGCATGGCCTTGAGCAATTCGCCACCGGTGCGAACCTTGAACTCACGCCGACCGCGCGTCTGGGTGGTAGCGGGATCTTCGAGTACTCCGATCCGACGAACCATCTCGGCGTTGTCGGTGCGGAGCTGGACGACCTCGGGGTCGTCCTTGATGCCGGCGGCGATGAGGCGTGCGAGCTCTTCGGGGTCCATACGTGATTCCTGTTCTGTGTCAGCGTTTCTCACGCTATCGATGACCGCGCCTTTGTAGGCGGGGATTTCTGTGATGGACACTTCGCCGAGTGTCGCTGCGGTGCGGACGAGCACGCCGTCGCGCGTCTCGTGGGTGCCGGGGAGGAAGCCCACCGAGAAGTATTTGAGAACGCCGTCACGGGCGAGTTCGAGCACTTCGTCACCGCGTGCCGTGTTGGCGATGCGGCACTCGACGTAGTAGCCCTCGGGGCGGTTCTTGCCGGATACGACGGTGCCGATCGGGAGATCGCCGCGCGTCTTCCAGCTGTGGTTGGCGTGCACCGATGCCGGCACGTCGTCCTCGAACACGCCCAGGGCGAACGATTCGAGGTAGCTGCCGTTCTTGGTGCGGATCTCGGTCGTCTGTCCGTAGGGGACTGCAATACCGGAGATGATGCGAGTCTGCTCGTCCACGATGTTGACCGGCGCGCTGCGGATCTCGACCTCGGTATCGACTGCTGCGGTGCGGGTTTCGAGCTGCGTGAATTTCATGCGGTGATCCTCAGTCGGTACCATCGTCGGATTTGTTCTGCGGTCCAGTCGGGTCGGTTGTCCTCGGCGGCGCGTTCGAGGCAGGCGTCCATGCCGGGGTCGAGCAGGACGATGTTCGCGCCGGCGCGGCGGTACTGGGACTGCATCAGTCGTGTGGGGTCGGTGTCGATGACCCATGCGTTTTCGACGCGGCCCATGAGGATCTGGTGGATGGCAGCGTGGCGTGCGGCCTGGACTACGCGGCGCATGGACAGTGGTGTGTCGTGGTGGCCGGTCGAGCCGAATGCTGTTGCGAGCTTGTCGAAGTCCACGATGGTGTCACCGGGTTCGGCGTTCTCGGTGATGTAGGTCGACTTGCCGGCGCAGGGTGGTCCGACGATGACGTTGATCATGCCTCGATCTCCTTCGGCTGGTCGACGCGCTCGGACGGGATCTGCTTCGGGGCCGGCTTGTCGTCGCCCCAGGGCAGGTCGGGATGGCCGTCGCGCCTGCGCAGTTCGTTGATGGTGCGGGTGCCGTTGGTGATGTTGGCGGTGTCGACCTCGGCGCGTGTCTTGCTGTCCATGCGTAGCAGGCCGGTCTCGTCCAGCTCGACCTTGTTGCCGCGCGGGATCACTTCGGTGAGGCCACGTTCGAAGGCGTTCATGTACTTCGCCAAGGTGGTGGTGAGGTACTGCAGGGTGGACTGTTCGAGGTTCTGATACGTCCGAGATTCGGTGCCGCCAGGAACGAGCAGGTCGAAAGCTGGTGTGCCGCATATTCGTACGATTTTCCGGTCGATGGCATCCTGCACTTCGAGCATCTGTGCGTCGACAGGCTTGAGCTGAATCGACTCGTAGCTCAGGCCGGCCGCCATGACGACTGCCTGCCCGCGGTGCGATCGTAGGAAGTCGTTCCACCGGACCTGGAGTTCGTCCTGCTCGACGTTCGACAGGTGCATGTCGGTGGTGAGGATGCCGGACGGAATAACGGCCGAGTCGAACCACTCGCGCTGGAACTCGTCCAGTGTGAGCGCGGCGCGTAGCTGGGTCTGTGCGAGCTGGCGCGGCCCGATTCCGCGCGGCTCTCCGTTGATGGCAGTGTGCTTCTTGTGAACAATGCGGCTATTGGGGATCTCTCGACCCAAATGGCCGTAGCGAACTCGGCCCCACGTGCCATCGGTCAGGCGCTCGCGGACGATCGTCATCTCGCGAGGCGAGATCGGGATCAGGTTGACCGTCTGCGGATCTCCGACGCGTTTCCAGATGTATTCGCCGTGCAGGAACAGATCGTTGACCGTCGCCTGGACGAACTCTTCGTAGTCCATATCGAGGTTCGGCTTGTTGACGATCGACGGGAATGCGCGATCGTCGAACGGGATCAGCTGCTTGCGCGCGTCGAGGACGGTGGCCTGCATCGAGGACATCATCGTGTTGGTCTGGTCCATCGAGCGGGAGAACGCCGAGACCTTGAGTGCTTCCTGCCAGGTTACGCCGAGATCCATTCGCGGAGGGGGCATTACGGCCGGTAGCGGTGAGTCGCCGCCTGCCGAGCCGACCGACCCGCTGCGTGTCTCCACGTCGGTGCCGAATCCGAAGAACCTGCCGATTGCGTTCATTGCTGGGGAACGCTAATCCCATCCGTGTGATTCTCATGCGGTGGTTTTCGAAAAGATTCTCAGCTGCGACACGAACGGCTGCTGCTGCTCGGCCATGAAAACGCCCATGACCGTGGCATACATCGCGTCGATGTCGCCGAGAGATTTGTTCATGTCGATCAGCACACCTTGGCCCACGTTCACGGTCACGGTCTTCGTTAGCTGAGTCACGAGCTCCTTCTGGCCGGCGTGCTTCGCGCGGCCATCCTTGATCATCGAGTGCACCGCAGATGTGGCGTTCGCGATGTTCCCTCGGGTCATGTACTCGGCCGGCAGATGGTGGGTCTTGTCGAGCGCCAGGATCGTCGGCTTCATCGTCTCGGCGTCGGTCACGAACTTCTCCACGCGCACCGTACGACTGAGCTGCACAAGCTTTTTCAGCAGCAGCTCGTCGTTGCCGAACGTGATCGTCGCGATGAGCTGGGTGTACACGACGCCGTCGTACTTGGTCGACGCGACGATCGAGACATAGTTCCACGTGCGCCGAGACCGGGCGAACGAGATGATGAGCGGCTGCTTGCGCGCCGGCGCAGGCATGGGTCCGTACTCGGCAGCCAGCCATGCCGGCACCGGCATCCAGATGCTCTCGACGGAGACGAACTCGTTGCGCCGGTAGCGTCGGTACGACGACTCCAGACGGTTCTTGCCCTGTCGCACTTCGTCTTCGAGGTCGAGGCGACCGGACGCGATCGCAGGGTTCGCCTGCACGAGGGCCTGCGGATCGTAGAGTTCGAGGTTGGGATCTGCCTCCCACAGGAAGAATCCGAACCTCGGATCGTGGCCCTCTTCCTTCTCCGCAGCGGCGCGGCCGATGCGGTACAGCAGCTTGAGCAGCTTCGAGTTGTCGTCACCGGCCGTGGTGAAGCCGGCTACGAGGGCTTTCGGCTGAGCCGATGCGCCGAGAGTGAGCGCGTCCCACGCCTCGGGTTTGAGCAGGTGCAGCTCATCGAGCAGCATCAGACAGCCGGAGAAGCCCTGCAATCCGTCGCCATCGCCGGCCGCTTTGACGACGTAGGTCGCCGGCTTCCTGAGGTTCCGTGACTTGATACCGCTGCGGTCGGTGGTCTTGAATCGGCGTTTGAGCAGCGGCACGTTGTCGACGCAGTACCGGACCTTCGCGTACAGGTTCTTCGCCTGGTCCACGACGGCCGCGATCGAGATCACCTCGGGCGCACGCGGCACCATGAGGATGAGACCGTACAGCGCCATGACGGCACCGAGCACGGTCTTGCCGTTCTGCCGGCCCATCGAGACGACGACCTGCTTGTACACGAGCTGGCCGCGCAACTTCTCGACCGGATAGTCCTCGGGATACTTCTGCAGGATCTCGCGAATGAGCCACTTCTGCCACATGTCCAGGCGCAGCTCGTCGCCCGCTGCGAACCGAAAGACTTTCTCCGAGAGCCGAATCAGCTTGTCGGCCTCGGAGTAGTCCGGGTTCTCGATCGGTTGCGTGTAGACGCGAGGCAGCCAGGGAGGGTCTTCGTCAGTCGTCGGGAGCGCCGCGTCCATCAGATATTGGCGATCTCATCATCGAAACCATCGTCGTCCGAGAACGTCTCCGCTGGTTTACACTTGCGCAACTCGGAGAAAAGCATCCGAAATTCCATCGTGAGGCCGGCCGGAAGTGCCTGACCTGCCTTCACTTTCAGGTCCAGGAGCCGCGCAATGTGGAACAGCGACGCCAGATACGGGGCCTCCGAATCGCTCACCCACTCGTTCACGGACAAGAACGACTCGACCGAACCCTCGTATGACTCGTTCGTCACGAAACCCACAACGACCTCCATCCGGCCATGCATAAAATCCGTCGAGCATTCATCCACCATCCACACCGCCTTGCATATTCATGCACGGTTTTCGTCCCATTCCGTGGAACTAGACCTCTGGCGGCACTGGGGGGTGTAAGTCCGGGAAGCCCCTCGGTGTCAACCGTCCCCTTTGCAAAAACCAGGGGCCGGTTGCCACCATGGATCATGCATGACAATGGATGATTATGCATGCATGAGTATGCAGCGTCATGCATTGACTTGTCGAGTTCGTCAATGCATCCTTGACACGTGAAGAGGCCAGTGGACACAGCCGAGTACATCGCCTTCGTGCGCCGCATCGTGAGGGCAGCAGGGCGCAGAGCAGGCACCGACATAGAGTCACTGCCACACCTGATAGCACTGCGCTCAGAGCTGGATGGGCAGATCACCGAAGCAGTGACAGCAGTACGTGGCGATGGGTACAGCTGGGCCGACATAGCCAAGCGCACAGGCGGCACACGCCAAGCGGCACAACAGCGCTGGGGATAGCTCATACCGCAGTACCGAAGAACTCAGGATCGAACCACGTGCGCCGGCCGTCTGCCTCCACCTTGCCGCCCTTGCTGCGGTTGCACGGCAGACAGAGCAGCTGGAGGTTGTCCAGCTCGTGCACCTTCACGATGTGCCACGGCACGACGTGGTCGATCTCGCAGCGGTCATCGCTACCGCACTTGCGGCACACGTAGCCGTCGCGCGCACGCACCGCCTTGGCCATGTCATCCGGTATCGGGGGACGACGATCAGCACTTGCCATACAGAGCCACCTCGATCAGGAGGCGGCGCGCCTCGTGAGTGTTCTTGTTGTCGTGATCAGGGGGGATGGGCACACCGGCCCACACCATGCCGAGAGCGTGATGCTGCAACGCACGCTGAGCGCAACGAGACAGGACAGGGCAGCCAGCACACAGCTGCTCAGCAGCCTTACGCTTCGTACGCCACTGCCCACCAGTCACATTCGCGTACTCGTACTCATCAGCACGCCCTCGGCACAGGCTCATTCGGCCGGCTCTTCGATTACCTCGGCCTCGGTGTAGACCCACGACATCGAGCCCGTCACGTTGCCCTCGGCGTCATCGACCTGGACCACGATCATGCCGCGCTCAGCGTCGTACGACGTGGTAGCGAACCGACCCGGCAGGCCATCGAGCGGCACCAACTGGCCGGCCATCAGGACTGTCCATTGAGCGGGTAGGGGCAGCGGGACTCGTACTCGGCCATGCGTCGCTTCACACCTGTCAGATCAACGCCGGCCGGACCAGTGACCACGCCAACTACGGGGTTCAGGGCCTCATCGTCGTTCCACTGGCATTCGTGGTCGTGATGCCAGCCCTTGTGGTCACCTGAATCGGCGTGGCCGGCGTCGAGCCGGCAACGCCGTGGCTGGTCCCACTCGGTGTCGCCCGGTTCGACGTAGCGCGACGGGCACTGCGGCCGGTTCACGATCTCGCCGCCGTTCACTTCCACTGCGAGCATGTCGGCACCGTCCTGGGCGACGATGTGTAGCAACGCTTCAGCGGCCGACTCCAGCGACTTGCGCGCCGCCACGATCGAGCCGAGCGCCTGCGTCACATTCCACCTGTGATCGTCGGTCTCGGGTAGCCGGGACAGCAGATGGTTCGCTGCGCCCTCGATCACGATGGCCGGCCCCACGAGATCCGCTACTTGGAACGATGTCGCGTCGAGCAACGTCGCTAGCTCCTTGTCCATCAAAACAGCACTCCTTCAGGTTGATTCGGTTCTGGGTACGACCGCCGAACGTGGTCGGACCCGCACAATGTGAGGCCACGGGCGTAACGCACCGCAGCGGCCAGATACAGCTCAGCTTGGGGAAGGTGGATGACCTCGCACGTGCTGAGCGGAGTGCAGTACATGCCGGCCAGCAGCACCACGTCTCGGTGGTGAGCGGCCGTCGTCACCACGTACGCCGCCGTCACCGGTCGCTCGCCAAGGTCGATCGTCAGCTCGAAGTCGTATGCCTCGCAGAACTTCTCCACCGCACGATGAATCGACGGCGATCGACTGAACAACTTCACTGGCAAGCGGGCCGGAGACGACATCAGCTCACGCCCTCGGAGGCCAGGACCACTCGCCGGCCGCTGTGCCCTCGACAGCCGAGACGGTGTACTGCCCGCCACGCGGAGGGAATACCGCCAGCTCCACCCATCCACTCTGCGGGTGGACGAACGTAACCAGTGCTGCGTGCTCCTCGAACTCACTGAGGTGTGGCGGCAGGCCGGAGTACCGAGCTTGCGTGGGGTGCGGGTGGTAGTGGACTACTCGTCCGATCGTGGGTTTCATTCAATCTCCTTGTTGTTGTTCGTCTCTCAGCGTTGCGCTGAGGGCCGTTGTGACGCTTCGTAGAGAGAGCAGAGGGAGTTGGGAGGGCAGGGCGTACCCCGTACCGCAAAGGCACGGGATCATCCGATCTCGGTTCCTTCGCGTCGGTCGCGTCGGTCGTCGGTCGGTTGGTGTGAACGCAAGCGCGGGAATTACTCGGCTTGCCGGGACTGGGATACTTCGAGTGCCTGATACACCAGCAACGGTGTTCCTGCCCGAGTCCGCCTTAACCAGGTCAGACACTCGAATCGGGATGGGTGCAGTGGCCCCTCTAACGGGCGACGACTGCGCTGGCTAAGCGCATCACCCGTACGTGAAAGATCCACGGGCGCAGGGACAAACGAGCAGAGGATCTAGTTACGGCATGTCATCACCGCCGTCAGGATCGAACAGAGTGGGTGGCACAGCGTCACGCTCAGCGCGTGCCCGTTCCTCCTGACACTCGGCGCAGATCTTGTCGACCGGCACCCATGCATTCGGATGGAACGGGCGTGCACACTCAGCGCAGTGCTGACGGTTCGCGTGAGGGTCGATCGGCCGGCCGCGCCGCCACCGCACCTGCGAGGCATCGACACGGCCCGGTACCGGTTTCCACGGGCCACGTACAACATCGCCCATCACGAACTCGGCTTACCGAACTCGCGGGGCGTCAGCTTGTGGATCTCGTAGACGTTGATCTCGCTCTCGCCGAGCGCCCATGCGTGCGACTGCGCATCCTCAGCAGCCTCACGGGTCTCGTAGACGACGCCGATCCAGTCAACAGAAACCCGCCCGGCTACATGCTCTTCCCCAAGCACGTAGCCGAGCGGGTAGTTCGTATCGCTCACAGGAAATCGTCCTCGTGAACGACGACAGCGATCGTGATGTTCTCGGCTGCCTCAACAATCGGCGCGCTGTTGTGGTCCACCACAGCCTTCGTGGCGTCCAGCAGTGAGCCGACCAGATGAAAGTCAGTGCCGAACTCGGGGAAGCCGAGCAGCTTGTAGCCCCACCGATCCGGGGTCATCCCTGACCGCCAGCGAGGGCGTAGGCGTACAGCAGAACGAGCAGGACGCCCGCCACGCCACACGACGGCAGCAGCCACCACAGGAACGCCTTGCGGATCAGCTCACGCAACTGCGCGCCGGCCGGCCACTGCGGGCGGGCAGTCGGCGTCACGTACCGGGCGCTCATGCGTTCACGCCTTTGCGCTCTGCGGCTTTGGCTTCGATGTCGGCTCGGTTGAACAGTGCCGCGCCGGTAAGTCCGGGGAGCTTGGTTGCCGGCTCTAACTCACCCGACTGGACCCACCGAGTCATGGTGGCTCGGGATACGCCGATGATCGACGCCGCTTCGGGCGTACCGATCAAGTCGTCTGCATTTGCCATGGGAAGAACAATTACACGTTTGTAGTTCGATTGTCCATTGGACAGTTACGAACAGACCGCGAGATTGTTTCGGTATTGCACCTTGTCGTACCTAGGTGTAATAGTTAGTACATGACGAACGCAGGGGAAGTGGACAGCGGCATCATGGCCAAGCTGGCTTTCAACAAGCCTGACCGCATGAAGAAGTCGCTCAGCGTGACGGGTGTGACCGTGCAGGAGATGGCCGACTACCTCGGCGTGACGCGAGGGTCGGTCGGAAACTGGATCAACGGGCGCATCGAGCCGTCGTTGCAGACCACGAGACTGTGGGCGCTGCGCACCGGCGTGCCGTTCGAGTGGTTGGAGCGTGGCGAAGTGCCAGCTCCAACCCCTCCGGTGCCCCCAGTAGGACTCGAACCTACGACCTGCGGATTAAAAGTCCGTAGCTCTACCAACTGA